AAGACGATTACCTGCAAAGGTGCATGGGAAGTAATGAAATGCAGAAGTACGATCCTGAGCAACGCTACGCCGTTTGTAATTCGTATTGGAAGGAAGAAAAGTTAAGGAATATATTTAGTAAAGAAGCTAAAACAGTATTTGATAATGGAAAGGGAACTAAATGAAAAGCAAAATCTTTTCTGTAAATATTACGTGAGTAAAGAGTTTTTTGGTAGCGGCGTGGAAAGCTATGCCGCTGCTTATGGTTTGGATTTGACAAACCAAAAAGATTATAATAGTGCAAAGGTATTAGCGAGTAAGTTATTAACAAATGTGAACATTCTTTCACGTATCAATGAGGAGCTGGATGCCGCCGGGCTGAATGATAATTTTGTTGATAAACAATTGCTTTTTGCCATTACTCAAAATGCGGATTTAAGTTCAAAGGTTAGGGCGATTCAGGAATATAACAAGTTGAAGCAAAGGATTATTGAAAAACTTGAAACCAAAAACAATAACAAAATAACCGTCGAATATGTTAGTGCGACTTCCGGAGCTTCACACGAATCAGAAGAAAATAAGGCTGGAGTCTAAGCGCTTTAACGTGCTCGATTGCGGTCGGCGGTGGGGCAAGTCGAAGTTGAGCGTTAATCTTTTGGTTGAGGGCGCATTAGAGGGCTATCCTGTTGGGTACTTTGCCCCGACATATAAATTATTGGAGGGTACTTTTAAAGAGTGCTATAATGCCTTAGAACAGGTAATAAAGCGAAAGCATGACCAGCAGTTTATTGAATTGGTTACGGGTGGGATTATTGAGTTTTGGAGTTTGGATAACCCGAACGCTGGCAGGTCGCGAAAATACAAGGTGGCGATTGTGGACGAGGCGGCATTTGTGAAAGACCTTTGGGATGCGTGGACACAAAGCATTAGACCTACCTTAACGGACTTAAAGGGTGGGGCGTGGTTTATGAGTACGCCGAAAGGAAAGAACGATTTTTACAAGCTGTGGATGCGTGGGCAAACGGGCGAAGAGGGGTGGGCAAGCTGGCAGATGCCGACAAGCACTAACCCTTTTATTGATATTTCGGAGATATGGTCCGCTGAAAAGGATTTGCCGGCACTTGCATTTAAGCAGGAGTACCTTGCGGAGTTTAACGATAACGTGGCTAATCCCTTCGGCTTCCAATTCATTAAACAATGTACGATTCCAATGAGTACCGAGCCGCCTGTTTGCTTTGGTGTGGATTTGGCGAAGTCGTTTGACTGGACGGTGATTATCGGTCTTGACAGATTTGGGCAAGTCAGCTATTTAGAGCGGTTTCAAAAAGATTGGAATATTACGAAGCAGATAGTAACGCAATTACCGAAAGCACCGATTAAAGTCGATAGTACGGGCGTGGGCGACCCGATTGTGGAAGACCTGCAAAGGCAGCGGCCCAATGTGTTCGGGTTTAAATATTCTGCAAGCTCGAAACAGCAACTTATGGAGGGGCTTCAATCCGCAATTCATCAACGGAAGGTTGGTTTCCCGGAGGGGGTTATTACAAAGGAATTGGAGAGCTTTGAGTATGAGTACACACGAACGGGGGTAAGGTTCAATGCACCTACCGGGATGCATGATGACTGCGTGAATGCCTTAGCCTTAGCATGGGCTCAGTTTATGGAAAGGAAGCACGATGTAAAATATGTTTTTATATGACATGGAATGATTTAACGGTGGGGCAATATCAGAGGCTCTACGGAATATTAAAGCAAACGGATAAAACTAATTTGGACATCCTTACTGAAATAATATCCGTTTGTGAGGGTTATGCCATTGATGAAATAGACAGCTGGCAATTCAGCAAACTGATTGAAAAGGAAAAGGAATACAAATTTTTGGAGGCATTGGACTTTGATAAAACGGCAAAAAAATATATCAATATCGGGAAGAAGCGTTACAAGTTTGTACATAAGATTCAGGAGATACCCGCCGCCAGGTATATAGAGGCTAAGCATTTTTTGAAAGAAGATTTTATCGACAACCTTCACAGTATTATGGCTTCATGTGTTATGCCTATGCGAAAAACGTGGCGGGGGTGGGTTGAGGAGAAATACGATGCTAAGTTACACAGCCATTATGCGAACGATTTAAGGCAGGCGAAGTTTGTGGAGGTTTACAATTGCACGCTTTTTTTTTGTCAATTATACGTGGAATTGATAAAAGGTTTGCAGCCTTATTTGACAAAGGAGTTGAGGAAGATAACGACAGCGGACAAGGTAGCGGAGGTTCAAACAGCTTTGCAGCTAATTACGGATGGATTTACAGCACAGAGCAAGTAGCGGAGTTGGAGCGGATTAGTTTGGATGCCGCTTACGATATGAACATTTTACAATATTTGAGCGATTTGGTTTACATAAAAGAAAAGCAAAAGAATGAGCGTAAAATGATGGAAGATATAAAAAGGAATTATAAATGATGTTGATGTTTCATGGCAAGCAATCCCCCCGGCTTATTCTTAGGCAGGGGTTTTCTTTTTCAGGTATTTATTAAAGTATGCCGACAATAGCACAAGCGCAAGCGAAATTAGGGGGAAGAGCCACGGCGGGGCTGGGTATGTCAAAAGGCGTGTTCGTTCCGAAAGAAGATATGCCGCTGGCGTTGCAGTTGGTAGCGGATTACGTGGCGGCATTTGAGAAAAAGGTAGCAGAAGAATTGAATAGGCTGGATAAGGTTGATACTGGCGGGCTTGCAAGTTCTATAAGATTTGAAACTGCTGAAACGGCAAATGGTTTAATAATTCAGGTGTTTGTAAATGATTATTACAAGTTTGTGGATAGCGGGGTTAGGGGCGTTGGTCGAAATAATATTAACACTACTTCGCCCTATAAGTTCAGATATGCCAACCCTTCGAAAAGCCATGTAGCGGCAATCAGAAAGTGGATAGCCCGCAATGGCATAAAGTCGAGGGCAGCGGACGTGCAAAAGTATGGTGCGGTTGGCAGGGAAAATAGGCAGCCTGAAGATGTGCGGCTGGCAAAGATTATCGCCCGGTCGATAAAAAAGAAGGGATTAAGGAGAACAGGCTTTTGGACTGATTCGATTAATGAAACCTTCAAAGATTTCGACGTAAAGATGTCGCAGGCTTTGGGTATTGATATTAGGGTTAATTTGGAGAATATGGTTAAAGAGATTAAAACGAAAAAATAATGGCAATCACTATTAAGAGCGCACCGTCCGGGTTTACCTCCGCAAATGAAGAGGTTTGGCACGTTGTGGATAGCACGAATAAGAATGTTATCGGGTTTAAATACCTTTACGATATTTACAAGGGTGCGACCTTACAGACCCGGATAACGAACAGCCCCTACGGATCGGACGATTACGGCGTGTTGAATGTAGGTAATATTGTGAGGGCGGGCGTAGCGGTTGATAATATTGGCGACGTGGATACGGCAACGGCTTACAGCGGCACGTTCGGGGTTTTGAACGGTGGTGCGGATTATTGGTTCACGGAATACAATGTAAGGTTTGGGGAGATTTGCGGGGTTACTACAACTGAAAACATGGCATCCGGCACGTACCGGGTTTACAATACCTACAACCGCCACCCGATGCATAAGGCGGGTGCGGCATTAAGCACAGGCACGGTATTTTTAACGAACAGACCAGATGAAAGTTATTACTACAATGGCGAGCCGGTGGTGCTAAGCATAAACGGCAAAAGAATAACGGCGGGGCAAAGTTTACTTATTAAGGTTTTGGGCTCAACACGAACGATTACGGCGGCGGATGCTTTTCACTATTTCAGTCTTAATGGTATGGCTTCGGATGCGACGGTATCAATAGAAACGACGGGGTCGGTACTTGCAACTAAGCAGATAAAATCTAAATGCTCAAAATACACGCCTTACACTTTGATATTTTTGAATGCTTATGGGGCGTGGGATAGCTTTACTTTTGTCAATGGCAATATCCTTACTGATAATCAAAAGAAGAAATTTGAGCGGAGCGAATGGCAGTTGAGCGGGTTTAACATGGTCGATAAAACGGGAAAGGTAAAGTATGAGGGCATGAAAACATACGGCGTGGATTTTACTACTAAGATGAAATTGACAACGGATATTTTGGGGAGCGAAGAGTACAAATGGCTATTTGAGTTAATTGTTTCGCCGCTTGTTTATTTGTGGGATAAAACAAATGATTTGTTCCATCCGGTGCAAATAACGGATAGCAATTATGAGATAAAAAACAGCTTGCAGAATAAGACCGAAACGCTGGAGGTGAATATCGATGTTTACAAACAAAATACCCAATACCGATGATTTACGAACTTTTTTTAGAGGGGCAGTTAGCGGATATACGGCAGGACTTAGGGATGCAGTTGAGCTATGCGATTGACGATGTTAATAAGTACGGCAGCCGGGAGACTTCATTCAGCAAAACGATAGTGCTACCGGGTACGGCAAACAATAATAAGATTTTCGGATTTGTGGGTGAGTTAGGGAGCAATAACCTATATGCTCCCGGTGCTGCTAATGTCTTTTCCAATTTCAACCCTGCCCAAACTACAAAAGCGGAGTTGAGGGCGAACGGGCTTTTGCTTTTAAAGGGCGTTTTTAGACTCACGGGGATAATGCAAGACAAGGGGCACATAGAGTATGAGGGTAATTTGTTTGGCGAATTAGGGGGCTTCATTTCAGCGATAGGGGATGGGAAATTGCAGGATTTGAATTTTAGCGAATACAACCATCAATATACGGTATCGGCAATAACGAAGAGTTGGGATGGGAGGGTAAAAAAAGATGTTTCAGGTGCTTTTTTTACTTTAGGAGACACTATATTTATCAATGGTACTTACAATTTGAATTTAAAGGTAGGTGACGAAATAATTATTACCAATGCGGCAATAGCGAATAACAATGATACTTATTTAGTACAATCCTTTACTTATACAAGCGGAGGAACAAATATAATATCAGTAAATAAAAATTTAACTAATGATTTATCGGATACTTTCACAATAGAATACCCATCGGGCGAAGCGGTAGGCACTGGCTTTTTTTACCCTTTGATAGATTACGGCAGGTATTCGGCGGCGAAATTAAATTACGATTACAGAACTTTTCGCCCGGCGTTATTTGTCAAAGAGTATATCGACAAAATGTTTGCACCTGCAACAAGCGGTTATACTTATGAAAGTGAGTTTATCAATAGTGAGTTTTTTAGGAGGTTGGTGATACCGAGTAATACGAAGCAATTGACAAAAATTGTAAGTGAGTTATTAGATGCTGAAAGTTTAAATGGCACTACAGAATTTGGCGAACTTCCACATGAGTTTCAAATAATAAATTTAATTGATAATTTTACTGGTGATGGCGATCCTGATTTTATTTATACTGGACCTGCAACAGAGATAAAAATAAATTTAAAAATTATTGGTCAAGTACAAAAAAATTTACAAGGTTTTTTTGATATTTTTTTATTAAAAAATAATGATACTGAAAATCCAATTTTTTATGCATCTTATATATTTAATCAAAATGATGTTGTTAGTATAGATGTTAATATAGATATTGAAAAAATAATACCAATAAATACTAATGATACAATAAAATTAATGTATGTTGGTCAATTAAATTACTATAATCTCATTTCTTTAAAAATCCAATCCACAAATCCTGTAACCGCTCCTATTGAATTAAACGATGATATTATTTTTTCTGAAATTCTCCCCCGCAACATTCTCCAAAAGGATTTCTTCACGTGGATTTTGAAGATGTTTAACCTTTACGTCACCGAAGATAAATTAAAGGAAAAGCATTTGATTATTGAGCCTTATAAGGATTATTGGAATTTAGATCAACCGATTGATTGGACTTACAAGGTGGCACGTGACAAACCGTGGCAAATTAAACCGATGGGGATGTTGAACGGTAGGTTCTTTGAGTACAAGTACAAAGAGGATAACGATTTTTATAATGAGGGTTATAAAAAGAAATACAACCTACCTTATGGCTCAAATTTACAGGATACCTTTTTCCAGTTTGCAAAAGACAAGCAAACGACGGAGGTCGGCTTTTCTCCGACGGTGCTTGTAAAATATGCAGGTGAAGCGAAAGTCGTTTCCGCTATTTACAAAAAGTCGCAGGGTAATGAAGTAGATCAGGAGGAGCAGATGGATAGCAATATCAGAATCCTAATGGTTAAAAAAATTACGGGCGTTGCATCTTGGTACATAACCAATAACGGAGCGGACTTAAAGCAAACGCCGACAAATATAAGCAGCGCATTAACGGTTTATGGCTATGCCGGACATTTTGATGATCCTACAAATCCGACGATTGATATTAACTTCGGGGCAGCGGAAGAGATTTATTGCGAACCGAATAGCTACCCGGGTAATAATCTTTTCAACACTTATTGGAGTCCGTTTATTGGAGAGATAGCGGACAAAGATAGTAAGATACTTACCTGCCATGTTTATTTGACGGAGTTAGATATTGCGAAACTTGATTTCAGCAAACCTGTATTTATTGACGGGGTGTTGTGGCGGATTAATAAAATAATTGATTACGATGCCTCGAGTGGCGAATTAACAAAAGTTGAATTATTAAAAGTTATAAATAATGGCTAAGCAAGAGGTTGGTTTAAAGATTGATGTTGATGTTTCTTCGGTAGGTAATATGAAGCAGCAGTTGCGGGCGGCGACTAATGAGCTGGTGGCGATGAATGAGAAGTTTGGCAGTTCATCAAAGGAGGCTACTCAGGCGGCTCAAAGGGTTGCTAAATTAAAAGATGCTATTGGGGACGCGAAGGCGCTTGCAGATACATTCAACCCCGATAAAAAGTTTGTAGCATTGGGCGGAGCGGTGCAAGGAGCGGTTGCAGGCTTTTCCGCTTTGCAGGGTGCTATGGGTTTATTTGCGGATAAAAATAAAGAGGTTGAACAATTGCTTTTAAAGGTTCAATCTGCAATGGCATTGCAGCAGGGTTTAAGCGGTATTGCAGGCTCGATAGATTCTTTTAAACTTTTAGCAGGTACTATTAAGACCCAAGTCGTTGCGGCGTTCACTACTTTGAGGGGTGCGATGATGGCAACGGGTATCGGATTGATTACGTCCGCTGTTGCATTTTTAGTTACCAATTTTGATGCCGTTAAAAATAAATTGGGCGAATTGTTCCCGGCATTGAAAGGGGCGGGTGATTTGATGGATAGGCTTAAGCAAATAGCGATGGGCGTTGGTAATGCTTTATTGCAGTTTTTAGCCGCTCCGATTAGTGCAATAGTAAAAGCGGTGCAAGGGGATTTCAAAGGTGCTTTTGAGGCTTTGAAAAATGGTGTTGCATTTACTAAGAATTTCAGAGCGGGCGAACAAAAGGAAATAAAAGATCAGGCAGATGAGCGGGAGCGATTAAGGCAGGAGGAACTTAAAAAAGAACAGGAAGCTAATAAGAAAAAACTTGAAGAGCAAAAAAGGGCGGCAGCGGAATTAAGAAAAGAAAGAATGCAAGCCGAAATGGAATACACGCAATGGCTTGCTCAAGAAAGAGAACGGCAGTTAAAATTATCAATGACTAATAATGAAAAAGAATTATTTGAATTTGATAAAAAATATAAAAAGCAGTACGAACTTGCTAAAAAATACAATTTAGATACTAAGCAATTAGATGAATTAAAATTTCAGGAAGGATTAACTTTAATAAATAAAGATGTAGAAGAAAATACTAAAGCAACAAATTTAAAGTTAGATAATTTTGGCGCAATGGTGCCTAAGATGGCAACACTTACAACCACATTAACGGCTAATGAAGCAACCGAAGCAAATACACGAAAACAAATAGCAACTGATGAAGCTAATAATAGGATACAACTTGCTCAAGCAGTCGGCGGTACTTTAAGCGCTTTGAGTGATGTGGTTGGAAAAGAAACAGCTGCCGGCAAAGCTTTAGCAATTGCACAAGCTACTATTAATACTTATTTAGGTATTACTGAAGTATGGAAAGCAAAAGCAGTATTACCTGAGCCTTTTAATACTGCTACTAAAATAGCAGCAACGATAACGACGGCAGCGGGCGGTTTTGCAGCTGTTAGGAATATTGCAAAAACACAAGTTCCTGGCGGCGGTGGCGGTGGTGGCGGAGTCGGCAATCTAAATGCTCCCATAACCCCGCAGTTAACCCCACAGGTTACGGCAACGGCGGTAAATACGGCGGCGGTCAATCAGATGGGCAATCAGGCAACGAGGGCGTATGTATTGAATAGCGACATTCAGAATAATGACCAAAGAAATGCGTATATAGATAGGAACGCATCTATTGGATAAATATTAACTTTACAGAATATGGAAAAAGAATTACCGGTTTATAAATTGACAATTAAAGAAGATATTGAAAGCGGCGTTGAGGTTGATGCCGTTGCCTTAGTGGACGTGCCTGCCATAGGAGTTGGGTTTTATGCTTTTAGTGAACAGCATTTTGAAAGCTATTCTGATTACCCGAAGGCTGCAAGCGATAACGCTAAGATAGCTTTGAGATGGGCTGAAGAGAATGGTTGGGGCGATTGCGGTACGGCGGTTGGTAAACAAAGGGCGAACCAATTAGCAAAAGGCGAAACAATAAGTAGGGACACGATTGCACGCATGGCAGCATTTGAGAGGCATAGGCAAAATTCAGATAAAGAGTTGGGCGACGGGTGCGGGCGGCTTATGTGGCTTGCGTGGGGCGGTGATGCGGGTATTGAATGGGCACAAAGAAAACTTGAGCAAATAGATAGGGAAAAGATGCAAGCCTTTGCAGTTATCAATGAAGAGGAGCGCATTGTAGTAGGTCCCGCAATGATACCGGATAAAAGGATTTTCAGACGTGATGAAGATGGCACGGAATACGAAGTATTTTTCACAAAGGGAACTATCCGCATCATTGCTGAAAAGTTTTTTAAAAAGGGCTTCCAGAATAACGGCAATGAAATGCACGATCCTAAAAAGCCTGTTGATATGGTTTTCTTTCAATCGTGGATATCAGATGAAAGTAAAGGCATCCCGAAAATGAAGCAATTTGAAAGCCTCCCGGATGGAACGTGGTTTTTAGGTGCGAAGGTTAATTCAGACGATGCGTGGGCAAAGGTGAAAGACGGAACATTCAAAGGATTTAGCGTGGAGGGTATGTTCGATATGCTTCCGGTTAAAATGTCGGATCAGGTAGCGGCAAAGGATATAATTGACAAACTGAAAGAACTTTTGATAAATATTTAATCACAATTAAACCAAACAAATGAAAATTTTAGTATTAACGCAATCCTTCAGCGGTTGCGGTTATCATCGTTTAATGCTGCCGGTATCAATGATGAAAAAAGAAAAGGCACGAATAACCGATACCATCCCGGAGGAGTTCGATTACGACATTGTGAATATCAATAGGATTTGGGCAAAGGACAATATTTTCGAGCTACGTAAAAAGCACGGTTTTAAATTGGTAGTTGATGTTGATGACTTTTGGATTTTGGATAATTATCATTTGGACTTCGATACCTACAACAAGCATAATGTTGATGTAAAAATAGTAAGGCATTTAAAGGAAGCGGATTTAGTTACCTGTACCCATGAGCGGTTAGCGGAAAAGGTTTATTACCATAACAAAAATGTGGAGATTTTACCGAATGCTATTCCGTATGGTCAAAATCAATTCACAAATGAGCGCAACCCATCGGATGCGGTTAGGCTATTTTGGGCGGGCGGCATATCGCATGAAAATGATTTGAAGATACTAAAGCCTGTAATGAAAAAGGTTTTGAATAGCGATTTAAAGGATAAAATTAAAATGGTTTTGGGGGGTTATTCAGATAGCAATCCAACAGAGGAATATTATTGGAAAAGGATGGCAGCGTACTTTACGGCGGATACTTTGCTGCCAAACATGGCATATAGGGGGCTTCCGGTGTTTGAATACTACCAGATGTATTTGGAGAGCGATATAAAGTTAATCCCACTCCGCAAAACGGAGTTTAATGGGTACAAAAGCAATTTGAAGATACTTGAGGCGGCGGGCAAAGGCATCCCGGTCATTGCTTCAAAGGTCAATCCTTATTTGGGATTTCCCGAAGATATTGTCTATTATGAAAACTGGAATGAGAATATCCGTACCCTTGTTGAAGACGAAGATTTGAGGAAAGAAAAAGGCAAAATGCTTTTTGAATATTGCGCTAAAAATTATAACTTTGAGGCAATCAATCAAAAAAGGTTTGATTTGTTTAATCGCCTAATAAATTGAGTTTGTTTGTTGCAATACCGACCCCCGTTTTTACGGGGGTTTTTTTATGCCTTTCATTGGGGAAAGTCCTATTTTTTCAGGTATCGGTATATATTGGATATGAATCCGATCGAATTATTACAAAAAGTTAAAGCGCTGGTATTTGAAGAGCAAATGCCTGCTGCCCCTGCGGTTGAGCCTACTGCTCCCGAAAAGAAAGAATTTAGCGGATATATGCTGAAAGATGGAACGGAAGTTTACATCGACAAATTAGAGGTTGGAGGTGTGGTTTCTGTTGAAAAGGAAACAATGGCACCCGCTCCCGCCGGTGAGCATGAGCTTGCAGACGGTACGATAATTGTACTCGGTGAGGGGGGTGTAATTAGCGAAATCAAACCCGCCGCCGCTCCCGAAGCCGAAGCACCCGCCGAAGCTGAAGACATGGGCAAAAAGTACGATGAAAAATTTGCTGCTTATGATGCTAAATTTTCAGCATTAGAAACTGAAAACGTGAATTTAAAAGCCGCTTTCGCTAAGTCCGAAGAAGCTATTAAAGGATTATTTGAGTTAGTTGAAAAGCTTGTAAAAGAGCCTACAACTGAACCCAGTGAGCCTGTTAAAAGCGGATTCAAATTTGGTAAGCAGATTGAAAACAAAGAAGAAAAATTAAATAGTATTATTAACCTTTTTAAACAATAAGTAAAAATGGCATACAATGTAACGGGCTTAGCCGCATATACTAAGCAAAACGTGGATCTGCTGGTTAAGAACTCAGTATTTGAAGCCAGAACACAAAAGGAAATCCTTGCGATGGGTAATGTTCGCGTAGGTGTTAAATCTTCTGAAGCAATCGGTCGTATGGATACCGATGTGTTTTTTCAAGATGATAGTGCTTGCGGGTTTAACGCATCGGGCGTCACGACCTTTACTCAGCGCAGTTTAGTGGTCGGCAAAGTGAAGATAAACGAAATCCTTTGCGACAAAGACCTCGAGCCTTATTACACTCAACAAGCTCTGAAAGCTGGTGGTGAGTACACTACTGCTGCTTTCGCTGCTGATTATACGGACCAAAAAGCTAAGAAAATAGCTGAAGCTCTTGAAGTAGCTTTGTGGACTGCTAACGCAACAGGAAGCGCAGGCACTAACGGACTTTTGAATAAGTTTGACGGTATCAAAACCTTAATTACTGCCGCTGGTGGGTCAGTTGCAAATGCAAACACTACCGGATTCTACGGTACGCCTGCAACTACTATCAATAGTGCTGCAATCGCAAAGAACGCTGTTCTTGCAGTTATTAAAGCGTTACCCGCTAAAGTACAAGGGAAAGATGATGTTCGCATATTCTGCGGATGGACTACATTCTCTTATTTGATTCAGGCGTATGTAGATCAAAATTTGTTCCACTACGCTCCCGATGCAAAATGGGATGATAACGCTGCGGTGTTTACCGTACCGGGTACAAACTACAAAGTAATCCCCGTACACGGTTTGGATAGTGCTGATGCTGATGCTTGTTTGTACGCTTTCAGAATGAGCAATATCTTCTTAGGTACTGACTTACTCGACGAAGAGAATAAGTTCTGGATTCGTTGGAGCGAAGATGATGAGAACATCAAATTCACAGCTCGCATGAAGATTGGTGTTCAGTTCGCCTTTGTTGATGAGATTGTGAAGTTCGAAGCCTAATTTATAAGGGGGGCGTAAAAACCCCCCTTTCATTTATAAAAATTTAAAATTAATAGTCATGCCGTGTGCACTCACTTCCGGATATACATTGGATTGCAAAGACTCTTCGGGCGGTATAGTAGAGGTTTATTTTATCGAGAAAGGTAATGTAACTTCTATTGTTGATGCTAGCGGGGTTGTAACAGGAATTACAAAAGCAGCCGGGAAAAGATTTTGGAAATATGAATTACCAAAAGAGACTGGTTCACTTACTGAAACTTTGACCGGGAACGTACAAAATGGAACGGTATTCTACGCCTCCGAGGTTAAAGTAGTGGTTAATAAATTAATCGTTGCAGTCCGCAATGAAATCAAATTGTTAGCTCAAAATACCCTTATTGCCGTTGCTAAAGATAACAATGGAAAATATTGGTTAGTCGGAAGGCAAAACGGTATTGACTTGACAACCGGAACTATGGGCACTGGAACTGCATTCGGAGACCGTAGCGGATTCGATTTGACTTTTGCAGGTAGTGAACCCGAACCAATGGTTGAGGTTAATAGCACCGTTGCAAATGCTTTGCAGACTGCTGGATAGTTTAAGTTTTGTTTGTTTGGTTTAAATGTGTGCCCTGCCCTTATTCTTTTGGGCGGGGTTTTTGTTTATCGGTATTTATAATCAGATATGTTTAAATTTGTAAAAGGAACGACGGCGACAATTATCTGCACTCTAACAGAAAAGCAGACTATTGAAAGCCCTTATTATTTATTTGTTTTCACAAACAGGGGAACTAATGATATTGTTATTTTTATCAAAGGCTATTTACTTGATGTATCGACGAATAAAGAAAGATGGAATGAATTTACCATTCCGGTAAATACTCATTTCGGGAATTACAAAGAAGGATGGTGGCGTTACGATATTTATGAGCAAACAAGCTCCACGAATGTAAACCCGGCGGGTTTGGCATTACTTGAAAGCGGATTGATGTTTTTAGATGACAACACGAACATAAGCTATACGCAATATTCACAGGACGTTAAATTTAAAATGTACGATGCATCCTAATATAAGTTTTATAAAGTTCGCAGATGTAAAGCTGCCTGAGATGGTTGAGCTACCCGGCAAAGGTTACGTTCAATTTGGGGAGGATAATCTTTACCCTAATATGCTTTTGGAGAAATTGAATAAAAGCAGTAAGCATAATGGGATTGTTTTGGGAAAGGTCAATTACATTATTGGCAATGGCATATCGTATAAAGATGACAGCGCAAAGGAGTTAGTACCTAATAAGAATGAAACGATAAATGACTTACTCAAAAAAGTTTCTACGGATATTGAAATTTTTGGCGGTGTGTATCTTGAGCTGCATTATAACGCTCTGGGCAATGTTGGTGCGGTTTATCATATTCCTTATCATAAGGTTCGCACGAATAAGGACAACACGCAATACTACATTAAAGACTGGACGCAATCGACACGGACGCAGCCGGAGGTTGTGGCGGCTTACAACCCGGCGGTGAAAGAAGGGAAGCAGATTTTATTTTATAAGGAATATAGACCGGGATTAGAGTCTTATTCCTATCCGGGTTATATTGGTGCACTCAACTGGATTGAGATTGATATAGAGCTTTCTAAGTACCATTTAAGCACTATCAAAAATGGTATGTTTAGCAGTAAGCTAATAAATTTTAATGAGGGTAAGCCTTCGCCGGAAGAGCAGCAGGTTGTTGAAACGAAATTCAAAAAGAAATTTACAGGCAGCGAAAATGCGGGCGGTATTGTTTTATCATTTAGTGATGACCCTGCAAAAGCGCCGACCGTTTTAGATTTATCGAATACTGATTTAGATAAGCATTTTGACATTCTGAATAAGACAACCGAGCAGCAGATATTTGTAGGGCATCAAATTACAAGCCCCATTTTGTTTGGTATTAAAAGCGAAGGGCAATTAGGCGGGCGTACTGAAATGCGGGACAGCTTCGAGATTTTTAAAACGACCTACGTAAACGACAAACAAAGGGCGTTAGAAACTTTGTTTACTGAAATAAGTGATTTGTTTGGGATGCAAGGAGAAATGGTGATTGCTCCGATTGAACCGATTGCTTTTGAATTTAGTGAAGCTACGATAAAAGAATTTGCTCCGAAGGCGTGGATACTTGAAAAGCTGGGTATTGATTTGGCAAAATATCCGGAAGCCGTGCAACCCGCTGGACAGCAAGTAGCAGCGCAACCGTCCGCAACCGTTAATGAGAATTTGAAAAACCTTACCGGGCGGCAATGGCAGGGGGTTAATCGTATTATCCGCAATTTTGAGAAAGGTCGTATCAATAAGGAGCAGGCTAAGTTATTGCTTAAATCTTCATTGGGATTATCCGATGATGAAATTAATGTAATGCTATCTATTGATAACGATATGGAGTTTAGCGCACAGGATCATGATGAATTATTACTTGCAGAATTTGCGGCGCATGGGGAGAGCAAAGATAACTTTAATGTAATTGCATCCCGCCCCCGTTTCAATTTTCAGGAAGAGCTTACACAAAAGGAGGTTAATATTTTAGACCTTATAAAAAAGGATAAAAGGATTACTCCGGAAGTGATTGCAAAGGCTTTAAAAATGCCTGTTGATGAAGTTTCGGATATTATTGAGAGCCTTGCAGAAGGTGGGTTGATAGTTGCAGCCGTTAAAAGGATAGGCGTTGATGAAATCATTGAGCGCACCATGCCCGAGCCTTTGAGCGAGCTTACCGATAAAAAGCCACGTACCTACGAGCAAAAAATAATGTATAGTTATGAAGGACCCAAAGACAGCCGTAATCGTGATTTTTGCCGTAGGCTTTTAGATATGGATAAATTCTTTTCACGTGCCGATATTGAAACAATGAGCATGAGATTAGGTTATAGCGTTTGGGATAGGCGTGGCGGTTGGTGGACTAAGCCCGATGGGCAGCGGTCGCCGTCATGCAGACATCGCTGGGTGCAAAATTTCGTTATTCGTAAAAAATAAAAAATGAGAGATACTTTATTCATAAGCCCTGAGAATATTTATGAGCGGACGCAAATACACTCCAATATTGATAGCAAAATGATTGTGCCCGAAATAAAGGTTTGTCAGGATATGTATATTTTGCCATTATTAGGCTCAGGATTGTACGAACGCTTACAGGTTGGTATCGAAGATAATAATTTAACAGCGGACGAAATAACGCTCCTAAAAAGCTATGTGAGGGACTGCCTTATTTATTACGTGGTGGCGGAGCTTACCGATACCCTCACGCATCAATATTGGAATAAGGGTGTTTTGAAAAAAACAAATGAAGGGAGCGAAAATGTAAGCATGAGCGAACTTATTGACTTAAAAAATAAGTTCAAAAGCCGTGCGGAATATTACGGGCAAAGGTTGGTGAAGTATTTAGTTGAGGAAAGCAATAACGCTAAGTTCCCTTTATATATCAACCCCGGCAGCCGTGCCGATACGGTAGTGCCGAAGCGTGACGCTTACTTTCCCGGTATTTATTTAGGAATGCCTTATGATGAATTTAAGAACTGCGAAGATTGCCAAAAACCGTTTAAAAATGTATAGTAAAAAGACTATTAAAAAATTAAAAGATTATTTCGCAAAGCATGACCAGAAACCAAATAGCAATACAACTAAAAAAGATAGCAACCGACCATCGGCAAATAAGGACGGCAAAGGTCGTAAATGCTGATTACTTTTTGCATAATGAGATAAAAGATGTTACCTACCCGGCGGTGTTTATGACTATGGGTAATAGCACAACGGAGAGTAAAATAAAGACTCACACGGTGCTTGTAACGGTTGCGGATATTGTGCTGCATACAACGGAGTTAGAGGTACAAAGCGATATGGAGCAGGTGGCGAATGATTTGTTAGGTCAAATAGGATGGGAAAAGCAGCCGTGGCGGTTTACCCGCTCCACTACCTTTGAATTTTTCGAGGATAAATTTGAGGACATTGTGGCGGGGGTTACATTCAGCATTGATTTAGAAGTGCCATTCCTTTATGATGTTTGCGACTTACCGAGTAACTATGAGCTACCTGAAAATGATACGATATTTATAAACCCAAGTCGAATGAGTAAAATAATAGATTTTATAGTAGGTAATGGTGAGCCGATGGAACAGGACGATACCGACTTTACAAATAATAGCCTTGTAGTGCCACCTTTGGTATTTATAGATGGGTTAATTTTGACATATCAGGTAAGGGATGACAGGCGTTATATTTCATTTAATTCAGGAACTAAAACAATTACAATCCATGGCGGCGTTAATGAAGGAGAGAATGTGCAAATTTATATTTAGTGCTTTATTGGTTTTGCTATCCTTTACAGGCAAAGGGCAAACCGTTGATGGGAAGCTTTACACTATATTTAACAACTGGTATCAGTGGAGCGGAGGGAAGTTTAATACTAATTTGAATATCCCGAAGGTTACAGCCACAACCGGGCGTGATACCGGCGGCATCCGTTACAACCTTACAGACAGCTCGATGTATATTTGGACTGGCAGTCAATGGCGAAAAGTTGGCGACGGTGGTACAACCCCCACCTTGCAGCAGGTTACAACGGCGGGGAATAGTACAACGGATACTATTAAAATAAAAGATTATTTGAATAATAATTTGATAAATTTAGGCGTATATCAAAATTCAGGTAATCCGAATTCGAGAGCGGGTTTTTTAGATATAAGAAATAATCAAAATACAAACAGAGCACAATATAATTTTCAAGATATAGAATTTAGAAGTGATAATAAATATTTAAGATTACAAGCATCTATATCTGATAATTTAAATAATGTCGTAACATTAGATTTACCCGATACATCTGGCACTTTATCCGCAGGCGTAAAAGTCAATGGCACTATCTATATGGCAGGCACAAACGGTATTTCAGACTTAGGTACTATTTCAAGCGATACAACTTCATTAAGTAGTCGTATTAATGAGCGTGTAAAATATACCGATACGCCGGCAATGCTTACGCCTTACCTTCGCAAAATAGATACTACAAATGCTTTTTTAATATCAGTATCGCAGCCTAATGATTCCACTTTACGATTTGCAAAAGGTGCAACACAAACTGATTATATTATCAGATCAGCGGTAGCGGGTAGTGCAACAAGATTAACGACAACCGTTTATAATAATAGCGGAACGACAATATCAAAAGGAGCGGTCGTTTATATAAATGGCAGGCATTCAAGCAACCTTCCCACCATTGCGCTAGCGCAAGCTAACAATGAGGCTAACAGTTACACTACATTTGCGCTTGTAGAAACGAATATCGCTAATGGGTCATCAGGTATTGTGATTCAGGTTGGTAATATTGGGAATCTGAATTTGCCTACTTCATCATATACAGATGGCGAGGTGCTTTATTTAAGCCCTACCGTTCCGGGCGGTTATACAACTACAAAACCGCTTGCGCCTAATCATATTACTAAATTGGGAACGGTTACAAGGGCGCATCCAACACAAGGCAGCATTCAAATTAAGATAGAAAACGGATGGCAATTAGATGAGCTTTCAGACGTGCAGATTGCAGCCGTACCAAATGATTCTACAATACTACAATTTAGCCGGGTTGATAGTTTATGGAAAGCGGTCGATCCAACTACGGCAATGGGTAACAGATTTGTTAAAGTAGTTGATAAAACTATTTTCGCTTACACGGCGCAAACTACAACATACAATGCCCTTGCATCTGATTATGTTATTCATTGCACGAGCGGAACATTTACCGTGAACCTGCCAACGGCGGTGGGGGTGCAAGGTAAGGTATATATAGTTAAGAACAGCGGAAGCGGACTGATAACAATCGACCCGAACGGAACGCAAACAATAGACGGAGCTTTGACATATAAGATAGGCGGCAATGAGTCGCTAAAATTAATGAGTACAGGCACAAACTGGATAACATTATGACAATAGCAAAAATTAGATACGGGGCAGGATTGCCGGATAGTTCAGTAGGATTTGATGGAGATTTTTATTTAGATACTTTGAACGGTGATTTGTATCAAAGGGAATTAGGTAGCTATCAGATTGTAGCCTTAGGAGGCTCAACGGTTAGCTCCATAGGATCTGATTTATATTTATTCAATAACTATTAAAATAAAAAAAGATGGCACAAAATACAAAGCCAGTTTTCGCATTATTACCTGAAACGACAAGGGCGGTTATTACAACTGCAACCACTGATAAAAGCGGTGCAACGACTACTAACTTAGTAGAATTGGTGGCGGCTGCTACTGATGGCACTAAGGTAACACGTATCGTTTATAAACACGTAGGTACATCAACAGCGGGTATCTTTATGGTGTTTATTACAGATACAAGCGGAGCGAATTTAAGGCTTTATGACGAGCAGATTTATTCAGCAGTTACATCATCAACTACGGTTGCAGCGGCTGGCGGTACTTTGATTTATCCAGATTTGCAATTAAAGTCAGGGCAAAAAATCTTTGTAGGAGCTACAACAGCAAATACTAACATTCACGCTTTCGCATCAAAAGGAGATTTTTAATATGTTTAAAGGATTTAACAATAGGCAGCAGAATGGCTTTCCAAATTTGTCATTTTTTGGCGATAGAACAGCTTATGGACAAGGCGGTTGTAATTTTTGGCTGAGAGCTGATTTTGGATTGAATACACAAACAAATTTAGGTGCAGTTTCATCTTGGACGGATTATGTTAGTGGAATAAATTTTGCACAAGCTACGGCGGCTAACCAACCAAGATTATTAACTTCAAGTGCATCATATAATAATTTGCCTATTGTTGAGTTCCAAGATAATCAGAGGGTTTTAGAAAGAATAAGTACTATATCCGGATTTAGAAGCATTGCTTTTATAGCAAATTATGATTTCTTAAATAGTAGGAATACAATTATGGGGTCTGGTACTCTTTCTGCAATAGTTTTAGGAGGAACTATTACAAATATTAATGGTGTATCTGTATTATCCTCCTCTACAATAACATCCGGAACGACAGAAAATACCAATGTTAAAATATGTGTAATATCTGAAAATTTTATCATGGTTAATGGTATATCTGAAAATACATCTTCAAATAATTTACAGAATATATCTTATGATAAAATAGGCGCTGGTGATATTTCAGGTGCAAATAGATTAATAGGAAAAGTAGCTGAAATTATAGGCTACTCAACAGCAATCACAACCGACCAAGCGCTCGCATTATCTAATAATATAAATTCAAAATATGCTATCTATTAAATTCAAAACATACGAAGAGGCATGGCAACTGAATGAAAGAGTTACGGCTGATTGCATTAAAAATGGGCAGTGGAGCGATGGTACTAATAACTATTGCAACCCTACGCAAAACGTAAACGGACAATGGGAAGTGCCAATACTCGATGGGTATGAAAAATATTTTACCCTTGCTGAAATAAGCAGGGCGCAAGCTCCTGAGTGGTATAGCGTACCAACGTGGAGGCTGCGTGCTATCCTTGCCGTTGATGGGTTGGAGGCGAATGTAACGAATGCCCTTGCAACGCTACCAGAGCCGAATAAAACCTATGCTGAAAGGGCGTGGAATAATGGAAGCACAACGGAAAGAAACAGCCCTACGGTTACAATGATTAAGGCTATTCTTACTTTGAATGATAGCGAAGTTGATGATATTTTTCAACGTGCTGCAAATATTGTAATATGAATGCAAAATTTGAATTTTTGAGCGTATGGGTTTTGGGTTTATTTGCAATGGTTACAAAACACGATATGCTAATTTATATTGCAATTGGTTACAACGTAATTGCAACTATTAAAAACCTCCCCGGAGCGATTAAAAATATTAAAGAATTTAAAAACAAAGTATATGCCAGAATGGTTAAAAAGGATAACTAAAACGGACATTCGCAATATCCTCGCAATTATTATCGTAATCGGTAGTTTTTTACTTTTGTATTTATTGCAGGTGCGACCCATCCCGGAGCAAAACCATGATCTTGTATTAACCGCCGGCGGCTTCATTTTTGGCGGTGCGCTGGCAGGTGTGGTGGGCTTTTATTTCGGAGCTACAAAAGGAGAGAAAAAAGGGAGTGATGTTGAATAAATACATATTGATATTGTGCCTTTTCGCATCATGCGCTACTCCTAAAACGCTTGAGCGGTTGATGAATAAGCTACCAGAAGCGGCGGCGAAGGAGTGCGCTGAAAGGTATCCTGTAAAGGAAAGTATTGATAGTATTATTGTAGTGGATTCCGCTGCCATTCAGAATTACCAGAATGAGTTATTTCTATTGTGGAAACAACTCGATAGCGTTTTATCAATCGGTTGCGATACCATTACAAAAGTCAAGATAAACGAAATAATCAAAACCCTCCCGGCGAAGACTGAAACGAAGGTGATTACCCGCACCATCGAGAATACGGCGCAGGTTCAGGTATTAAGGGATTCCATCCAAACGCTAACCAAAACCGCTATGGAAAGCCAAATAAAAGCGGACAATTTAGATGTTAGGATAAAACTTTACAAAAGGCAAATAGGTTGGATGTGGATCGTCTTATTGCTTTTGGCTATTATTATTGGTCGTAGTTTTTATAAGTTATGAACAGAGGAATTGCAATCATTCGCAAATATGAAGGCTTAAGGCTGCAAGCCTATATTTGCCCATCAGGACTGCCAACAATCGGTTTTGGTGCGACCTTCTATGAGAATGGGTCAAAGGTGCAGATGGGCGATAAAATAACAATGGAACGAGCTGACCAACTTTTATTCTTTCAGGTTAGTTTGTTTGCAGGCGAAGTAAGGCGTACCGTTAAATCGACCCTAAACGATAATCAACTGGGGGCACTTGTATCCTTTTGCTTTAATGTCGGTGGCGGTGCTTTTAGCCGCTCAACCCTTGCAAAAAAAGCAAACGCAAACCCCAACGATCCTACCATACGCAATGAATTTATGAGATGGACACGTGGCGGTGGTAAGGTGCTTCCGGGGCTTGTTAAGCGGAGGGAAGAGGAAGCTTCTTTGTACTATGCACCTCTCTAAATTGCCGCTTCCCTTTTCTCGGGAACGGAGGGTAAATGCAAGGCGTTTTACTTTTATCCCGAGCGTGGATAATAGTGGCGTGGCTAAGGTTTAAAAACCTCCCTAAATCTGCAACCGTTACATATTTATACGATAAAAAAATATGACGTACAAAATGAGTCCTTGCCATTACTTTTCCTAATTGCCTGCCTTTTTTAGATTTTGTAGAATTAACGCCATGCTTTTCACATAACGCCTCCCACTCCTTTTGCAGGTCGGGTTTTTCGTCTTTATGATCTTGTAAAATAATTTCTTTTTCCACTACCTTCTTTGCGCTCAAAATAATATCGTGGATCTTTTTTAAAAGCTTTTCAGGTACTTCATCCATGTAACCTTTCAGATGCGATTCGATCGCATTCACCGCCTGCTCGATAGTCATTGTTCATTTTCGTTTTTATCGTTTAAAAAATCTTCTCCTTTGTATTCCGGATGGTTTTCATTCATCCAGTCAATATGCCTTACCCACATCCAAGATAGGATGGCTAAAAAGCAAAAAAATATGAATCCAAAATAAATCATGGCTGATAAATGAAGCCGAATCCGCTTCGGTTTTTTATTGGTAAATTAGGTATCTTTTTTCGGAGGTTGAAGAGTTGCACGTCTAAAACCTTTAAATTCGTTTTTTGGTTTCCCCAAATGTTTGCAACCGCCTCCTGCCGGGTTATAATTACATCGGGGTTTTTTATGAAGTAGGTTAATACTTCAAATTCAACTCTCGTTAATTTGATTCCGTTGTAGGTTTTTGTTGTGTTATCTATCATAATCATCATTTTTAAATTCCATAATATAAGCCCTCCACCATTTGGAGAACTTGTCATTCGGATAGCTCATTGCATACGTTTCGCACGCTACTATCGTAAGCAGCAAAACAATAACGATTGACATAATTAAAATAATTGGAAGCATGGTTACTTTTTTAAATTATTAAATCTTTTTCGCTTGTTAATGTAAAGACCTGAAAGCCGCTTTGAATGAGCTGGGTATGTCTGAACCTTTGCAGGTCGGTCGGCTCACGCCCCGGCTGCTTGACCTCAACGAATACCGTTTGCCCATTCTTCAGGCACATGAGATCCGGGATGCCGTTGAAGTTGGTTTGGATTAGCTTTATTACTATCCACCCCGCCCGCTCAAATCGGGCTTTAATGTTTGCTTGAATTTTGGATTCCATAATTAAAAATTATGCCCGATTAATAAAAGGATTACAACTATCGCAATAAAAATGTGCGATTGCATTGGAGTCAAATCGTCTGATTGTTTTCTGTTCATGGCTGTTGATTTTAAAAAGGGGGCAAAGCCCCCGGGGGTTAATTTAATTTATTGTTTTCGTTTTCTATTCTGCACATTTCATTTGCTAAATACAAACATAACATTGCTTTATTTTCGTTCCACTCTTTTGCTGTGATTCCTAATTTTTTTGCAGCGTTAATACATAATTTTCTGAATTCTACATTTTCAACTAAATCAGTTCTTCTTTTCATTTCTGATTCGATTGTGATAGTTTGATTTGTCATGGCTTTTTTGTTTTGTTACACAAAGATAAATTAAATTTTAATAAAAAAAACTTTTTTACTAATTTTTTTTAAAAATATTTTTAAAAGGGGGCAAAGCCCCCGGGGGTTAATTATAAATATTGATTATAAGCGTCAGGATATTCATCATAAAAACTATCTGATGTACATACGCTTTTAACTTTGCTTATTTTTTTCAAATTAGCAATTATATCATCAGATTTTTTTTCTGAATTTACTTCCCTATTAAGGGAAGCTAATGAAAAATATTCGTAACCTTTAGATTCCATACTATCAATAAAAAATTCAGATACGCAAATAATTTCATTAAAATTATTTTTTTGCATAAAATAATCCCCGCATCCTGAATTAAATGCAGCTTCTAATTTACTTGAAATTGACTTCTGAAATTCGTTTGTAATTTGTTTTGTTGTCATGGCTTTTTTGTTTTGTTACACAAAGATAAACTAATTTTTAATAAAAAAAACTTTTTTAGTAATTTTTTTTAAAAATATTTTTTTACCCGCAATCATTCGGAATTTCCGAACAATTGGATTTTTTACCCACGTAGCAACCGTTTAATGGCTCGTAAATCTTCTGCTTTTTTTCGCAGCAGTTCAATGACTTTACTTTTATCTTGCAATTTCTCGCTTTCATATTCTAATAACAAATCTTTTGTCATTTTACGAAGCTGTTTATCTGTCAATGTTTTGTCTTTGTATAAGCGAAAAATCTTAGTCGCCATTATACCTGTTGTGTCTTTGTATATCATATAATTTATTTTTACTCAATCCCATACTCATTCTTAAAATAGCTCAAAGTATAATCTTTTTTATCCTTTACAGCCTTGTATATCTTCTCCTCAATCCCGCCTTCGGCAAATAGCCAGTACACCTTTGATGCCTCCTCCCGGTCTTTATTCTGCATCCGTGCTCTTGCCTGCCAGTACGATACGGCGCTGAAGTCAATATTAAGCATAATAAGGGCGTCGGCGGTGCTTAAGTTAATACCTTCACGCCCGGATTGAATTTGCGAAAGAAACCACTTATTATCACTCCCGGCGAACTCCTGCGGGTCGGTCGTGAATTTATCATATCCAAAAGTTAAATGAAGCATAAGCTCTTCGGCTTTGTATTTATAAAAGATAGCTATCTTTTTACCTTTAAAATTCTCCTTAATCCAGTAAGCCTTTGAGCGGTCGAATATTACGCCCTCTTCTTTTTCATCTATTACCGTTCCGGTATAAACCTGATGCAGCTTGCTGAGTAACTTTGCCCCGGTATCCGCTAAAATTACGTTCCCATCCCGCCCGGTGTAAACCCGCTCCTTTTTCAATTTATCCGCTAAGTAATAGGTTGCACCTTGCATCTTTATTCCGATAGTTATTTCATCAACCTCCGCCATGAACCCCGCCTCCTGCTGGGTGAAAGGGATAATTAAATGATCCGTCATTTGTTTGATTTTTGTTTGGTTTGCGTTTGAGTAATCGTTTACTTTTAAGCCTTTAAAATATTTGAGCTGAATATCCACATAATCCTTTGCCCATTTGTAAAAGTTCACATAATCTTTGAACGGACTAAATGAACTAATATAAAACTGGTGAAATATCTGGGAGTAACTCTCCGGCGTTGGGGTGCCGCTTAAATAGATAATCGACTTGCCTTTACATAATTCTTTCAGCTTTTTAACCCTTTGCGCTGGCTTAGGATATTGCCCCAACCCATGCGCTTCGTCGCAAATCACAATATCAAAAGGCTGCTTTACGTGGTGGATATTCTCATAGTTTGTTACGATAATATCCGCTTTTAATCCTAACTGCTTATGGTCTTCCAATATGCCGCTTATTACCTTTTTCTTAGTCAAAAATAAAATAACGCCTGCCCCTATTTTATCTGCAGTTAATAAAGCCGTGACGGTCTTGCCACAACGTACCTGCATGGCTAAATAAACTAAGCCGTGTTGCTTAATGATGTCGGCGGCTTTGTCGCTTATTGATATTTGGTAGGGGCGGGGTTGCATTATAATAGCGTTAGTTGCTGATTTTTATTTTGAAATCTTTTCTCAGCTTCTTTTAAATTCAAAATAGCCTGCTTATAATAACTATCTTTTAGCTCAATACCTATGGCTTTACGACCTAATGAAACAGGACTATAAACCTCACTACCTACGCCCATAAAAGGCGTTAATACAACCTCGCCGGGGTTTGTGTAAAGATATACAAGCCTATCAATTACATCCAATTGCAGCGGGTGTACGTGCTTTTCATCATCTTCCTCCCTGCTATCTTTGTATGATAGTACATTTTTTCCTCTAATATCATCCCAAACACTTGAAGCGTACCTTTGCCATGTTATATGCGCCAATTTATTTGTTGCGGCATCACCTTTATAACCTTCCCACTTTTTCTTAAAAAATTCGTATTTGCCGTACTGTTCTTCATGCATAGGCAAAAAGGGAGTTTCACCAAAATAATCAAAATCAGTTAATCCGTTGTCATGTGTAACTGGCACTTTGTTTTCCCCTGCCTTTCTGAAAATCAAAACATAATCAGGAATAGCTGTAAAACATCTTGTACTATCTTCAACAATATTCTTATGAGTTAAAGATTGTACCATTGTGCGCATCCTAACCTCTAATGGCTCCTTCCAAATTGTAATACGGTTATTATAAGTAAAACCATGTCTCAAATGAAGTTTAATTATTTCATGTGGAAAATCCCATAAATTGTGCTTTGTAGTTTGGGTAATTACATCTTGACAATGTACGGCAACAATCCTTCCGGGTTTTATAACTCTTGACATTTGTTCAATTAAAAACTCATAATGAGCTAAAAATGATTCAGGACTTTCGTTGTTGCTCATATCCCTTTGATCGCTTGAATAAATGTAAAGTCCGGCAAATGGAGGAGAATAAATAGAAAAATCGATACTATCATTCGGTAACTCTGTAATAACATCCATACAATCGCCGTTATAAATGCTAAATTTTTCGTTATGTAGTTGATCTTTTACTTTCATGGTTTTAAGTTTAAAAATGATGGGATGTTTATGTTTTCTGAAAACTGTTTTACTGATAAATCAATTTGTTTATTTACGGCCTTGTTGATTGTTTCTGAAAATTCTTTTGCTTTGTTGGTTTTGTAAAGTAGTGTATCAATAACTCTTTTTTGACCGTCTGAAATTACTAAATCCACATTAACGGGATTCTTTTGACCGAACCTCCAAAAACGTCTAATAGCTTGATAATACTGTTCGTAACTCCATGTAGGAAAGTAAACCGTCTGATTACAATGTTGCCAGTTCAATCCAAAAGAAGTTATTTTTGGCTTAGTAATTAATCTTTTAATGTTGCCGTTTGCGAAATTTAAAAGTATATCTTCTTTTTTTTCTAACTGCATTGAGCCTTTAATTTGAACGGCATCTTTATCTAATTCATCTAAAAGGTCGCCTTCGTCATTAAAGTTGCACCAATATACACAAACATCAGAACTTAACTCAATAGCTTTTTCGCATCTTTCTTTTACGGTTTGTTGTTGCTCAACCCTTACTTCGCTCATTGTTTTAGCAATAGAGTTAAAAAGCATACACTGACCATTTATAACCCAATTGCTTTTATTGTAAACTTTATGCACGGTTTCGGTTAATTCTGGCAAATTATGAAGCTCATCTGAAAACCCTAAATTAGAAGGTTTTTTCATGTGAATACTCCATAATGAAAGCCAAGAAAAAAAATTATCTTTTGCGTGGGGTTTCAGATACCATTTGCTTCCAATGTCTTGAGGTCTTATGTTGTTTTCATTATTACGGAAAAACCTTTGCAGCATATCCATATAAGGCAAATAACCCAATGCCTCACTACTTGTTCCAAATTCAATATAATCATTCGGAGCAGGGGTTGCAGTAAACAAAAATCTATACTTTACTTTTTTTAGAAAAGATGTAATATGGTTTTTTATTGCACCTTCAAAGTTTTTTAAAATACTACTTTCATCTAATAATATACAATCGAAATCATTTGAATTAAAATGCTCTAATCTTTCATAATTGCATACTACTATTTTAGATTTGTATTTACCATCCTTTGAATAGCTTATGTCATCTATTCCGAACTTTTCAGCCTCCTTAATAAATTGAAAAGCAACAGCAAGCGGCGTAATAATTAATACAGATTTGTTAGTGTGTTGAATATAATTCTTTGCGATTGTTAATTGAATTATTGTCTTACCCAAACCTGTATCTAAAAATACAGCGCACCTGCCTTTTTTAATTGCGTATTGTGTAATATGCTTTTGGAAGTCAAACATAGCATCAGGAATAAAATTTGGCTCAATACCATAATCTATACCTGTATGTTTTTTAGATTGTAAAAAATCTTGATATTTCATACTTTAATTTTTAATAAGCTCGTTTAAAAATATCCCCCCTGCCCACTTTAACATTTATTCATCAATAACCTTTTAAATAAATATTAACAGGGGGGAATGATTTTTGGGTTTAGAATGGCACGTCTTCGTCAATGGTTACTAAAGCGGCGGCGGGCTTAGTTAGTAAGGCATTCCAGAACTTTTCAAAGAACTCGAGCTGCTTACTATTATCATAAACCATTTGACCCTTTACCTTTACCTTTTCCAACTCAGGTAATTCGCCGGGGTTGTCCTTTGACCATTTCCATTTCATTGCCTTTCCGTTTTGATTGACAAAGATGGTCGTTTGCGGTTTGCCGTTGTCGCCGACCTTACTCGATGCAATCAGCTTAACAGGCTGCTTAATATCAGCGTTTGCAATGGCATTGGTAAGCCCACGGTAATAACCGGAATCCGTACGAACCTGTACAAGGTACTTTTGCCCTTCCTCTTCCAAAACAAGTTTCAGCTTGCGGAACTTCGTACCATTGTACTCATCATCTTGAAACTCGATGCTGGTAATTAACCCCTCAACCGCATCAAATAACTCGATGTCGCCATTGGCACTTTTGCGGGCGAATTTGCCCTCTTTCAAATTCAGGTAGGTAATCCCTCCCGATGTATTGGATAAGCCCATAGTTTGCCGGGTAACCGTTCCCCGGTGCGGTTAAAAGTTTAATGTGGTAAAAAATAATTAGCGAAATTTTTATCATATTCCCCTAAATATTTCGCAGCCAAAAAAGAAAGATCAGTCAAAACAAAATATCTAAGTCGAGTATAATAAAATTCTTTTTCCAATTCTTCTTTTAACTCATCTCCAGAAACCGGATAATTTTTATAATATTCAATAAATGCCGCTTTTAGCTCGGGTTTGAGCCGTTCCCATAAATTTGTCATAATGTTTAGTTTAATATTTTTTTATCAATTTGTAAGCGCCCCACTTCTTTGCGAATCTCATTATTTTCCGCATCCGTGTAAAGATGGTAATCCCAATAAACCTCCCCATCAATAACCGGATATTCCTCATACATATCGTTGTGATTAAGATTATCCTCATAATGTACATCCGCATAAAAAGTAACTTCCTCTACTTTGTCATCGAACTCTATAACGTGGGTTAATTCTAAAGTGCTCATAATTTGTGGCTGATTTGGTAGGTTAATGATTTTGGTTTGCTTGTGCCATTCTCCGCCTGCCATAGTTGATGCGTGGCGTTAAATAACTCCAGTTCCTTTGCGGTATCGTCTTTCGTTATTAACTGCCATCCAATCCCCTGAATATCGCCTTTTTTACCTTCCGTGCGGGTTTTGGCGTTGAGCCAAAGGATTGCAACTTTATCAACCCTTGCACCATTCTCATTCATTAAAAGGCTGCGATACGCTGCAAGCTGCAACCAGTATGATGGGTAAATAGCGTTGGAGGTTTTAATGTCGAGTAATATCTTTTCGCCACCCATCTCGATTACCCGGTCAATAGTACCGGCATAGCCTAATTCTTTGCTAATAATATTTAACTCGATGCAGTTGGTTACAAATTGAAACCGTCTGCGAACCTCGACATAACGCTCGAACATTGCCCACTCATTCAGTTTGTAGTCAATGCCGCCGTTGGCATTCACCAGTTGAACCTCCTTACCGGAATCATAATCCTCAGTAAGTTTGTGAACGACCGATCCACGCCGCCCGGCTTCATCTCTGATTTCGTCGGCATCTTTGCCGTTCTCTTTTAACCAGTTGAAATAGGCAGCGCCCTTAGGGTACGCCTCTAAAATAGTTGTTACCGACGGAACGAAGCCGCCGCCTTCTGTCGAGTAGAATCTCGAGTCGAGGAAGGTTAATTGTTTGTTGTTAATTTGATACATGACTTAACGATTTAGAATGCAAATATATTATTTCTTTTTAAATAAAAAAATTATTTTGTATATTTGTCGAAAATATATTTTTATGCAATTAGTAAAGAAAACAAGAGGTCGCCCAAAAATGGCAGCAAAAGACAAACGAGTTCCAGTTACCATAATGGTAAAGGCTACAAAGGCAAAGGAACTTAGACAACTGTTTATTAAACTATCAAAAGAAAATGAATGATCAAGTTAATACAAGTGCATCCTTTAACAAGTGATAAAATAATTTATATTAATACAGATCATATTGTTATGATAAAACAAAAAGATAGTATATGTAAATTAATATTAACAAATGGAGAATCTTTTGATATTGAAGAATGTATCCATGATTTATTTTTAAAATTAGAAACACTTATTAAAAAAGAAAAACATGATTAAACTACATTACCAAACAGCGGAGGAGTTAGGTCACCATCCTGTTCCGCTGGTTTGGAATACGCAAACAAACGCCCCAATGGCGCACGTGCACGGATGGGAAGCAATGCAGCCGTATCCAATAACAAATGAGCATAACGCTATGGCGGTGCGAACCTGCGAAGCATTTACATTTATAGACGTGGATACAAAAAACAGCTCAACGCTATCCGCATCCGACCTTAGAACATACATATTGATAATGCTTCAGGAAAAGCTAAGTGAAGACATTTATAAAAAGTTATTCATTGAGCAAAGCCGCAACGGTGGGCTGCATATATTTTTGAAAATGCCAGCACCGGAGCAAAAGTTACCTATTGCAACAAACTCAAAAGGAAACGAACTCATTGCGCTATATCCTAAAAATAAACTTTGTTACACCCACCCGACCCCCGGATGCCAGATAATATACGGTGAGCGTGATGAAATGGAGGATATAACGCAAAGCGAACTGGAGCAGATAATTGATTTGCTTAAAGCCTTAGACGAACCAAAAGAATCTAAAATAATAGAGGCAACGCCTAAGCAAAATTTCAACCGCCCCGACAAATGGAAATTCTTTGACCGCAAAATACCAGGCGAATACTTTGCGGAATTACTGCATGAAATAGGGCTTTCACCATGCAGATTGCAGCCCCGCTTCGGTAAGGATTCAATCATTTATGAAGCATGGAGGCGAACAGAATCAGCTGCTCAAACTATGTCGGCAAAAGTGTTTTTCGGTAGTGAGCCAAAAGTATTGTTATTCACTTCTTCACTCCCGCAATTCCCATCCTATCAGTCGCACTCCCGCAAAGCAGACTGGACACTAACAGCATCGAAACTTATTTATTATAAAAACGGTCAGGATGCTGAAAGGACTGAAAACGAAATAAATGAAATAGCAGACCGCTATCAAATAAATCTGAGCTTCATTGTAACCCGATCCGGTAGCTTAATTAATGAAGGCACATTCTGGAAAATACATGAGAAAACAGGAACTGTAATTCTTTTAGAAGATGCCATGCTCGAAGTGATTACCAATTGCGGATTCAGAAGGTATAAAGAAGACTTTATTCGTATTGACGATAACATTGTAACCATTTGCCAAATAGGGGATATTATCAGAACCCTAACGGATATCGTTACAAAAGTTGATAAAGAAATTTACAATCCCGTTTCTAAGCGCCTAAAGTCTATTTTAAACAATTCTACAATATTAGATGACCTTTTAGAATGGGATGCCGGAAACCTCCTTAAAGACGATATAAATACTGTTTGGCGTTATTTTAAAAATTGTGCCGTAAAGATTACAAAGGAGGGTGCTGAAATTGTAAACTATTACGAACTACCAAAACAAATATGGAAGTCCGATATTATTGAAAGGAATTTCCAAATGAATGATTTTGCAGGATGCGACTCCGAAGAGTTTATTAAACTTTTAGCAGGCGAAAATATTACAGAACTTAAAGCCATGATAGGTTACAACCTAACCCGCTACAATAACCCCGCTAAACCTGAAATGACTTTGTTTCTCGAAAATATTGACGAAGATCAGGAAGGTAGCAGCGTCGGCGGTTCTGGTAAGTCTTTAATTGCTCAAATGATTAAAAACGCATCCGGTAATATGGTATTTATTAACGGGAGAGATCCAAGGTCAATATTTTCTGATTTCGCATGGAGCCGGATTAACCATGACACCCGCACCGTTTTTATTGATGACGCTTACAAAGGTTTTAAAGTGGATGCGCTTTACACGGTAGCATCAGGCGACATGATTATTAATAAAAAGAATAAACCTGAGTTTACTATTGAAAACCAAAACCGCCCTAAAATAATAATCACATCGAATTATGCAATGGGTAACGGTGATGAATCAGATACCCGGAGGCTTTGGACTTTTGCCATTGAAAAGTATTTTAATCTTTCCAGAACTCCGCTCGATCACTTTGGGCGTAAATTCTTTGAGGATTGGGATGCAGAAGAATGGCTAAAATTTGACAATTGGGCTACTGATTGTATCAAAACATTCATGGCATTTAAAAGGACGGCAAAGGTTACTAACATTGATTTGAAGCGCCGTATGCTTATTAATTCAACAGACCGTGGGTTTGTGGAATACATGGATAACTTATTTGAGCAAAAATTTTATTCGTGGTTTCCTCAAGTGCTTAAAACGCAAAGGCGTGAAGAAAATGGCATATTACAAGTGCAGGCGGTTGATTTTATCAGGTGGTATGGTAATAGGAATAAAAATGAATACGCTGCAAAAATAGCCAAAAGCGAACTTTTAGATACCGTTAATTCGCTACTAAAAAATAAGCTATCACAAACAATGCTTACCCAATGGCTTCAAAAATGGGCAGATACAAAGGATGGTTTGGTTATAAATTCTAAGTATCGAATGGCAAATAATAACGGTTTGTTTTATCAAATTTTAGACCTTCCGGGGGTTTTAGATGAGAATGTTCCATTTTAAAAAGTGTGCAAACAGGGCGATGAAAGTGTGTAAAAGTGAAAAATGTAAAAAAAATGATGCACGGTTTTCATTGCCATGCAACACATTTAAAAAGGCTAAAATTCGGAAAGTGTGCATTTGTAACAAATTAATAATCAATCATTTAGACCTTATATACATACTTTTTCACTTTTTTTCTACTTATAATAATAATAATAATAATATATATATATATAAGAGAATATAGAAAAAAGTAACGGGGTAAGGAAAATAGTAAAAAGTGTGCAATGGAAAAGCAATGCAGAAATTGCGTTTTTTGGATTATGGCAGCGGAGAGGGTTAAAAGCCTTGTTGATGGGGTACATTACAAAACAATGCTGGGTTATTGCCGTAACCCGGTCGTGATGGATCAGGTTTTTAATGTTGTAAAGGGCGAAGAAAATGTTTTATATTTAAACCATAAAAATATCGAGTTCGATGAATCTTTTGGGTGCATCTACCAAAAATCAAATATTGACCGACCTGTTTAAAAGCAGGGAGTTAGCGGATATGCTTTGCAAGTTCGATGCCGGGGCGGGTAATGAAGATTTGAAATCTGAACTATTTTTGGTACTTTGCAATCAGCCAGAAGCCAAAATCATTGAACTGAACGGAAACAGGCAGCTTATGTACTTTGCTACCGGCATAGTGCAAAAGATGATATTTCAGAAGGGGAAGTTTTTTAGGACTTATAGAACCATTACTACTGAATTTAGCAATAACATTGAAATTGAAGAAGAGGAATACAATAGGGAAAAAGATGTTATGCTGAATAGGGTTGAGGCAAGTCTTGAAGCTGATTTGCACTGGGTGGAGCGGGCAATGGTTTCTTTGTATTTAGACAAGGGCAGCATGACCAAAATAAGCGAAGATGTCAAGATGCCTTTTAAGCAGGTGCAAAAGATTATGAAAGCAGCAAGGACAAAGGTAAAGGATGCCATAAACGGAAAAGCAATAGGCAATTACGTTATTGCAAGTATGGATATTGTTTTCGACATAAATGAATCTGTTTGTCCGGATAATATCAATGACATTTTGGAAGAGGCATGGGAGTATATCAACTACCGAGTAACTGGAACTAAAGTACCTTCAAATTCGATTGACACTTTCATAAAAGAAATTAAACCAATTAAACTAAAAAGGATTGTATGATTTTAATCATTCCGATAACGGCTGCCCTGTTTGCTTTTCACTTTATTGACGTGCTTCGCATTTCAGAGCGGTGGCGGGTGCTATATCGCAAACCTTTCAACTGCAATCTTTGTTTATCCTTTTGGGTGGCTTTGCTTTTGTGGGTTGTGCCTCCTATCTTTGTCAAAGTATTATTCACAAGCTTTGCAGCTTCAATCCTATCAGTATGGGGAACAAAGAAAGCATAATCCATCCTACTGCTATCATTTACGATAATGTGATTATCGAAGATGGCGTTTATATTGGGGCTTATTGCGTAATAGGTGCTGAACCTGAATGGAAAGGAAAGGAAGGCGAAGGTAAGGGAGTTATAATAAGAGCGGGGACAAGGCTCACAGGATTTGTTACAATAGACAGCGGAGCGGAAGGCGTTACATATATCGGGGAGAATTGTTACATCATGAAGCATACCTATATTGCGCACGATGTTACTTTAAAAGATAACGTGACCATATCGGCTGGCGTGAGTATTGGAGGGTTATGTTTGATAGGAGAAAATACAAATATCGGAATGAATGCAGCTATTCATCAAAAGGTAAAAGTACCTGAAGGATGCATGATAGGGATGGGCGCTGTTATTACAAAAAGAACTGAAATGGAAAGGTATTGTAAATATGCGGGTGTACCTGCAAAATTCATAGGTTACAATGACAGGCATAATATTTCTAAATTATAAGCGTAAAGACTATTCAATAAACGTATTGCACTCTATTAAGCAAATAGGATGCGAATATGAATTATTGGAGGTTGAAATGTTTGGCATTGCGGCGGCTATCAATTACGGCTTTAAATATTTCTTTGAAGAGAAAGGATATGATAAAGTTGCTATATGTGCAAACGATATTATGATGCCTGTAGGGTGGCTTGATGCTATGGTTACGGCGGCGGATGCGATACCTGAAACGGGTACGAGTGCTATTTATTGCGTGGAGCATTTGCCTGCAGTTCAAAACATAAACGGCGTTAATGTACATCCGGCGTGGGGAGTTTTCGGGTGTAGCTTAGTA